AACATCTCATCCTGGATCACAACAGTTTCAAATTGTTTCAACCAAAAGATTAGCTTATTGGTTGCATCTTTCTTTTGATTGGATCGTTTCTGTTTCTGCTTTCTAAGCTGTTTTGTTAATCGTAAACCCTTATTCGTCCTGTTAGAGAACTTCTTTGAATGTCTACGAGACAACAATTGTTGAACCCTTTTTTCGTTCTCACTTTGTTCAAAACAATAATTTAGCTTACGACTTTGTTTGGTTTCTTCAATGTATGTTGTGAAACTAGTTTCACAACCAAAATCAATCCCAATCGTTTGATAATTGTGCTTACGTTGCTGTTTAGGAACGTAACATGTGATTTGAATATAATATCCAGTTGGCTTTTGAATCAAACGAGCATTAGCAAACTCAATCCCCTCAACTTTAAGCTGCTCTAGCCCAAATACCTTTAAAGATTTCTTTAAGCCAGATAATTTCACTTTAGTGCCATCAAATTTCCAACTATTACCAAACTGTCTAAAAGATACACTGTTAACTTCACTTACAAACGAAAGCCCTTTAGTATGCTTAATATTACCAGCTTTAATGTTGGATTTAATGCTCTTACAAGCAGTTCCAATTTGTTTGTTAATCTCTTGACGTGATGCAGCACTTAAACAAGTGAATTCACTGACAATTGGATTTTTATCCTTGTCGTAATGAACAACAGTTTTAGCCTTACAATCGTTTTTGTAAGGCTTGTTTCCCTCAATCTCGCCAAATGCAATACAGCTGTTATAGTACCATTTGGCTTCTAAAAAGATGTTGTATAGGAATTGTTTTTGGGTTTGACTGAGATGATTCGCTTGAATCTTTAACTGAAATACCTTTACATCCATCAAAGATGCACGTCGAGCCGCATTCTCAGCTTTCCTTTGAAACTGAGCTTTATAGTCTCGAGGTGTATTAATAGAAGGATAAGTATTATCTGACATGATTCAACTGCGAATTGAATTGTGTTGTTTGGAGGGAAAGAACGGCAATTCTTTCCCTCTTTTGCTTTATTTATACTTTACTTTTTTTCAAGCAATTCATCCACGATGCTGAAGCATCTGTGGTTTTCTTACTTGGATTTTGGTAAAATATCTTTGAAAGACTGTTGCTTTAAAGCCTTTTCAAACAGTTCAAACAAACTTGCAATTTTCGACTCTGTTACTTGGAATTTTTCCGTCACTTGACGCCCATTAGACGTTTCGATACTGGCTGCCCACATCTGCTTTTTGAAAAACCCCAATTTAAAAACGCAACCGCGAATCTTGGTTTCAAAAATATTGCCAGATTCTAACTGTTTGCTGTATTTGTATGTTTCGAAAAATGTGACAATAAAAGCACGATCTGATGGTTGTAAGTCGTTTTCTTTGAAACGACTTGTAAACTGAACTCGATGAAGATCAATCAACTGTTGCCAACGAGCTTCGGGGCCATCTTGGCTGTTTGTAGATTGAGTTGTTCCTTGGTCTTCATGAAGCCATTGGCTAAACGTTTTCATGATAATAAAATGAAATTGGTACGAAAATACTTAAAAAGAAAGGGTGGCTCTTCTGGCCACCCTTTTTGTTACATTAACTGTTCAATTGTCTAAAACTTATTGTCCCAAACAACTTGTTCAACAACATGCTTTGGAAGGAAAGCGCTCAATGTGTGACGCAACCATTTAATATTGTGAAAATATTGAGTGTGCACGTCACGATACATCTTGATTGTCTTGTGAAACTTTGTACGTTCAGTTCGTGTCATAAAGACTCCTTTGTATGAACAGTTTGCAATAGTATCTAGTTACTTGTTAGATTGAACATAGTTGCGGATTTGTTCAATCGCACGATTAGCGATTCGAGGTTGAATCATATTATCACGCTTGAACTCGGCATCAAGCAAGTTGCCAATCATTCCACTAACGCGACCATTGTAAGAGTTGTCCCAGGCACAAATAATTGCAAAGCGGACCGCTTTAGAAAATTGATCAGCAAAAGCAATAACTTCATTCTTTTCAAAGCGGATTTCGTTGATGTTCATTTGTGTGCTCCCGTTTGTTCCTTCAGTATGGATATAATACTACAATCCAAACGAAAAGGCAACTAGTATCGACCGTAGTAATCTTGCTCTATTTGCATGAAATTATCATCTTCGTCCACAATGCCTGTCATAATCCACTTCGCTCTTCGAGCTCCGTATTTTCGAATATATTTTTTAAAATTGTGGACGGTGTTGGTGTACTTCAGGGAATATATCGTGTGCGCATAAGCGGCATGATAACATATAGCACAACCTCTCAGATACCACCGTTTAATAGCTGCTTTTCTCATCGGATATACTGCTTAACGGACATGCAACCGAATGCGTTGTAATCATTAACAGCAATAATGATCTGTTTGATAATTGTATCACTAAGCCCATTCAAAGGGATCACTACATCAAATCGACGAATCGCTCGACCAGGGCAAATATATTGCTTTTCAAACATCGTTTTGATTACAGAGTCAGTGACCCCTACCTGATGTGCAGCTGCTGAGATTAGGTAACACAACATCCGTACCTGATGTGCATCAACAATTCCATTATTATGACCACGAAAATCAAAGAACACAACCCCATTAGACGTATTCTTGATCACTTTGACCATCTTTTCCTGAGTTTCGTGTTCAACCAGTTCAATATTGCACATTTCAGTTGCTCCTTTTCTAACCGACAAAAACATTATACCAAACGTCAGTTAGAAAGGCAACAAGATTATTTCACTGGTAGCTTGTTAATTTCAATTTCACTAAGAATTTGTGCAACCTCTGCAGAACCTTGCATTGCTGATACAATATCCTTAAAAGCCTCACCAATCACAACTGCGCTGGATCGATATTTGTCGACGTCGGTCGTCGTGATTCCGAGAAAACTTTTGGCTTTTGTAAAAAGATTAGAGGTGTCTAAAGTCTTCAAAAAAGACTTAGGTGTCAATGTTTGGCACCTAAACGTTAACTTGCCATTCTTTGCAATGGGTTCGTTAAAATCGACAAAAGCAAGGCCAATATCATACTTTCCGGCCTTGACCTGAACGTGAGGTTTCCCATCGTTCTTACTGACGTAACACGCCATTAATTGATAATCAGGAATTTTTGCGACTCTGTCACGAAATGGGTTGACATATTCTCCTAGATCTACAGAACCACTCTTAACTTTGTCTGTTGAATCTGTGGCAGATTTTTGATTTTGTTGATGTTCTGATTTTTTTTCTTCTGGAGTGTCTTGAGTTTGTTTTTGATTTTTTTGTTCTGCAGAATGTTGCTTCGTGTCTTGATCAGCTGGGTTATCTTTCTCTTGACCAAGCGTAGTTACCACTAACAGACGATCCCATTGATTTAATTCATCTTTAACATCTTTAGCCAAAATTGGCTTAGATTGGGGTTGAGAACCATTGGGTTGAGGTACCAATTTGTACAGAGCAGTATTACCAATTGTCGAAGGAATTCGATACACAGCACTATGTTTGTTTAGCTTATCATCACCAACAATAGGGGTTTTAGGAATCCCAACTAAATGAATGTTTTTAATTGTTGAATTGATTCCATAAACTCCACGTTTAGTTAAAATATCATTAAGTTTAAATCCCTCTGTTTTGTGAGTGTTAATGATATTAAATTCGGCATTATCAGAAAGAAACCCAACATTTTTTAAGGCTTGACGAGCCGGATGAAGAAACTTTTTATAAAACCTTCGTTGTGAAAACCCTTGACTTTAGTCAGGGGATGAAACAATGATTAAAATTTAATCGTAAATAAAGG